CGCGAACCATCCGCATATACCCTCTGGACTCCGGCCCCAATAACGCCCTGTCTTCCGCCAGCTTCTCAGCGGTGGGTAACCAAGGATACTTAACCTCTCCTAAAGTAATGTTCGGACTCCGCTCACCATCCAGTCTAATATATTTACCGTTCCATTTAGTCTTCCATTCGTCAGCGGTTTGTGTGTCAATAGACTCCCAGCCTTTCTTCGGCTCCGACCAGACGCCGAACGCATCGAATCGGCTGTTCGGGTTGGACATACCAATCATTTGAAATGACGGGTTCTTAGATAAGTTAGTCAGGCCAGCCTCCAAGATGCTCTGGCTGATCTCACTGAGTTCGTCCCCGCAAAGTATAATACGCTTCTGCTTGATTCCGATGAATTTGCCAATCGCCTCTCTCGTCTTAGATTTTTCCGCTGCGATAAGTGAAAGACCAGCCCTCTCGATAAGCGTGCCGTTTTCATCGACATAGGCGGCGTTTCCTATCGAATCCCGTATCTTGATCGGCGCACCATCGATCACGGACAACAAGGACATTACTGAACCCCATATCCTTTTTCGTGCTTCCCGTAGCGTGGTTGAGGTCATCAGAACCAGCGTATCGCGTGGCTGCGATAGCCACTGGACGATACCCCATGCGGCCATTGTGTGTGATTTACCGGACGACGCAGAACCCCCAATCGCCAGATATTTGTGCTTAATCGCTGCCCGAATCATCTTTTCGGCCCAAGGATGGCGAACCATCATATGCTCCGGTAGTTCTTCCCTATTCCATAGTTCGTCGCATACTCTCCAGAAGTAGAACTCCTTGGCCTTGTCGTTCGGGTGGTGCGCGAAACCGTAAAGTAGAGCGGTAAGGAGACTGGTGGGCTGGATCATTAGACCGCCCACGTCCATTTTCTTGGATTGTGGATCGATGCGCGGCTCCAGAACGCGCTTGCGTTTGTCTGCTTCGGAAGGCATAATTAAGTGGATGTCTGAAAAACCTATACGGGAGTGCGAGGCCGAAGCCTTGCGCCTTAACAAAGAAGGTTACAGTAATAGTGCGATTGGTCAACACATTGGGGTCCACCGCAATACAATTCGTAAATGGCTGAAGAAGCACGGAGTCGCTGCGAAGGTGAATGGGGATATGTCGGACGGCAAGGTTCTCGACAACCTGATCCACAATAAAAAAGTCAAAGACGAACACCTGAAACCGGACGACGATAAAGATCAACTCAAAGAAGACCTCGACGACCACTTCAACGAGACCGTGAGTTCCGCGATTGTGGAGGAGCGGTTCCGAGCGTCCAAAGAAGAGGACGTTACCCTTAGCGAGATCGCAGAGGCGCAGAACTCACCCGCCGACAAATACCAGCACTACGTAGCCGCAGCCGGAATTAAGTTACTGCGTGACTCGATGAAGACCCTGCGTGGGCCGAGGACGATCCGCGAGATGTCTGAACTAGATCAACTCATTCGCCGTAACTTGGGCCTTAACGCGAAGACTGGTGGTGGCAGCAGCAAAATGCAGATCGATATTTCTGTCCTTAACAACTCTAAAGCGGACAAAGGAGGAGGAGCGATAAAACAGAAAAAAACGATTGACGCAGAGACCGGAAAAGAGATTTAATAGCGTCACAATGTTTGAAGATCGTGAACCCGAAGTAGGGGCTAGGTTCATTACCCGCGTAGATGAGGGTTCTGATTTCCGATTTCCTGTCGATACCGCCGACGGCTTATGGTATCGTGTGAGACCTACAACGGCTCGCGAAGTGTTCTACCTGCAATCGTTGCCTAAAGGGATCAGGGTTCTTGTGCCAGCGGAGGGAGACGGCCTACTGATCAGAGGAGATTCAATACCAGTAAAATGAAACCCGAAACCCTATTCCGTCTCCACGAAGAGACGTGCAAGAAAACGCTCGACATCATGCGAGCAAAGAACAGCGACTACTGCGGTGGCACTGAGACAATCGACGCACTCGCTAATTTCAAGTCAGCTAAATCGTTAGGACTCCATCCGGTTACCGGATTGCTGTTGAGGATGCAGGATAAACTGATGCGGATTAAGTCGTTCGTGAACGACGGTCAGTTACAGGTAGCTGGCGAGTCAGTCGATGACGCCTGTGAGGATCTTGTTAACTACTCTATCTTAGCCAAAGCCTTACTCACTGAGGAACGCGAAGAGAACTGCGAGACGTGCGACGGGCCTGTGGAAGACGACTGCGACAATATGTATTGTCCTGAGTATACCCCTAAAAGGACGAAGACGACTTTATTTTAATGGGTAATCTTTTCAAGATACTGACGCGAGAGGAGAGCGTTAAGACCGATAATTTAATAAAGGTTCTCTCCCCCTTCGGCGATGTTGAAGTCATACCGGACATAGAAGGTGACCTAGAGGGGTTTACTGGTATGTGCGGAGATCTTAGACCGGAGGATTTTGAGACTAGGACTACAGCTTGGGATCTTTTGTTCAAAGATCTTGCAGAAGAATACACTTGGGTTGTCGAGGACGATGTCGCGTTCAACCAAGAAACAATCGAAAGCATCTTGGAGGCTTTTGAATCTGACAAATCTGATTTAATTTCAAATACAATACACCCAAAAAGTAAGCGGCCTCGTTGGGGGTGGTGGAGTTTAAATTACCGCTTTGAAGAAGCTATACTTTGGACTTCGCTGAATTGTTTTTGCAGGATATCCCCGACACTCATTAAAAAAGTAAAAGAACATCGAGATGGGCATGGTAAGTTCTTATTCCACGAAATACTCCTACCGACCTTATCTGATACGAGACTAGATTTCAAGGAAACTCAGTTTAAGGATTATTTTAACAACTTCCATTGGGACGAGTCAAAAATCGATCTGAACTCGGGTTCAAATTACGCTATATACCATCCTGTTAAATCGGATGACAAACACACAGAGATATGTAGGTTATGATCATCGGAGTAGACAACGGATTAGATGGCGGACTCTGCGCCATATCGAAACACGGCGGCAGTCTCATCGATAAAATCCGTATGCCTACTCTCCAGATGTCGAAGAAAAAAGAAATCGACATCCGTAAGGTCCATCAATGGATAATGGATCTAAACACCCCATTTGTATTCGCGGTAGAGGAACCGCTGGCGCACGCGAAGAGTAGCCAAGCGGTTCGGTCAATGGCGATCTCGTTCGGCAAGCTAGTCGGCATGGCTGAGTCCCACGACTACGAAAACATAATGCGCGTGTCCGTCCACAAGTGGCAGAAGGTAATGCTGGGCAGAGTCCCTAAAGGTAAGACCAAAGAAGTTGCGTTGGGGCTAGCGAATCAGTTAGAGCCGTCAGAGAACTGGCTGGCGAACAAACGATGCCGGACGCCACACGACGGCATGATCGACGCCTACCTTATCGCCCGATATATTTGGGGCGGTAAAAAAAGTTGAAATTTTTCTGGACGTATTGCCAGACTTCAATTATTTGTCTGTTCATAGACAATAAATGAAGACGTTATATCCGAAACAACAAGACGCATTAGACTTCTTCCTAGCGAAGCACAAGCTGGGATCGAACTCACTCGACACTAGCCATGTCGGGACTGGTAAGACAGTAGTAGCCGCTCATCTGGCCAAAGCTTTGAATAGACCTGTCGCGGTCTTGTGTCCGAAGGCGGTGATCCCGTCATGGGAGCGTGAGCTTAAAGAGACTGGCATCGATCCGTTATTAGTTCTCAACTACGAAAAGATCAGAACGGGCCGGACAGACTTCATGACCAAGCGTGGCAAGAAGATCATGAAGTGGAACTTACCTAAGAACACATTAGTGTTGGTGGACGAGGTTCACAGATGCAAAGGGCCGTATACGCAAAACGCGCAGTTGTTAGTTTCTCTCGTCGCACAAGGCTACTCGATCCACGCGATGTCCGCGACCGCCGCCGAAGACCCTACTGAGATGCGACCAATCGGATACGCATTAGGTCTGCACAATCTCAACAAAGCGGAGGACGGCGTCAAGAGTTGGTTCGGCTGGATGATGCAGTACGGCTGTTCCCAAAACCAGTGGAACGCATGGGAGCTTCGACGTAAGACTAAACTCAGTGATCTTAATAAGGTCATGTATGGGAAGAATGTTAAGCGGCTCACGGTGGACGACTTTCCTGATTCCTTTAAAGCGAACCGCGTGTTCGTGGAGCCGATTGCGTTCGGCACTGCTGCCCAGATCTCGAAGGTGTATAAAGATCTAGACATCACTCCTGAGATCATTACGAACCTTCTAGAGAACGGAACCGTTGAGGACAGTGATTGGGTTCTGGTCAATCTTCTTAGGGCAAGGCAACTTGCTGAATCTCTCAAGGCCAAAGACATGGCCGACATGGCAAGAGACTACGTAGAGCAGGGACACAGTGTTGTGCTGTTCGTGAACTTTACGGAGACCGCCCAGACACTACAGCAGTTGTTAAATTGCCCCGCTATCGTCGGAGGTCAGTCCGCTGAAGAACGACAACAAGTCATCGACGATTTCCAAGACGATACGGAACACGTCATCGTGGTCAACATCGCCGCTGGCGGAACCGGAATCTCGCTGCATGACATCAACGGTAGTAGGCAGCGGATCTCATTGATCTCGCCTACGTTCAATGTCAAAGACCACCTACAGGCGTTGGGCCGTATCCACCGCAACGGAGCGAAGAGCGACGCCATCCAGAAGATTTTAGTTGCCAGCGATTCAATCGAAGAACACGTTATGCGTGTTGTCGAAGAGAAGTCGGATAACCTGAACACACTACATCAATAACTAACGCCAACTGTGATGCCGCCCCGTAGGGGTCGGGCATCCACGACTTGTTCGCACTTTTACGATTATGAGAGAACCAGAAACACTGACAGAGCTAAAAGCTGAAATCGTCCGACAACTAGAGAAGTCCGAAAACGTGACTATCGAACTCACTGAGGGCGACGGAATCCACGAACTGCTTGAATCCATCACGGACGGGATCAAGGGGACTGAGGAACTAAACAAG